GAGATATTAAGCCAATAACCTCCTTTTTTTGGGGTGAAAGCATGCAATGTACACTTTTTGAAAAAACACAGAACCATCACAGCTTCACAAATTACGTGTGTTTCCACTGCACTTTAGACCCAAACAACATTCCAAAAGGAGTACAAGCAAGATACGCAAGAAGAAAATTACATCCTATCCTAGAACAAGTCTGTTTAACACTACTGCAATGTCCGGTCTGTAAAAGGCAGTTCTATACGAAAGAGTTTTTTAACCGTTAAGTTCCTCTTTTTTTAGGGTGAAAACTTGAAGCTTGAAGTTAGGATTCAAAAAGCAACGGATGGAAGAGACTATCTGCAAATAATGTCAGAAGACCAAACCTCAATCAACATTGTTCTCATATCTGAAGAAATCACAGTTAAAGACCGAAGATAGATTAACCCCTAGCTTCCCTTTCTTTTTCTGCAAGTTCCTTAGACCATTTCTCTTGGCCTTTAGGGGTGACTTCGTGGATAGGTTCACCAGCAAAATATTTTCCGACACGACTCTCATACAACTGCTCATCAGTTATCCGAGGAGGTTTAGGCGGGAAAATATGGTATTTCTCCCAATACTGCTCAGCAGAAACATCGCCTTCCTTCATCATTTCATCCAGAACTTTAGCTGCTGGCTCACGTTTCACATCCTCACCAGTGAATTGTTCAGTTAACGTAGGCGTCATAGAGTTGGCACAGACAAGGGCGCATTTCGTTTTGTCTTTTGCAGACGGCTCTTTTCCAGCAACAATTTTTTCGGTGGCTGCACAATCAAAATAACATTTAGCTTGGTCCGCACTGAAACAGCGTTTACGCGTAGCCCCGCCTGGACATTTCAGTTGAACGCAAACGTCGCCTTCAGGATGAACAGTAGCTTCTTCAACAACAACTTCGGCAGGCTTACAAAATTTCTTTTCTATCTCTGTAAAACGAGTGAAAACTTTAGGAGTTACACGGCTAGGCATCAATCCAGGATAAGGGCGACCTCGCGCTTCACTTAAGCGTTTCTGATATGTTTTATACTCTTCCAATGTCTCCTTTACTTTCTGGACAGTTTCAGACAAGATATAAGTCTCCTACGCACATACAATTAGAGGTTTAGAGTTAAAAAGTTTATTGGGGTGAAAGAGTTGAGTAAAGAAAAACCGCCTTTAAAAATCGCCACTGACAGCATTTTAGACCCACAGGCACGATGGATATGCCAGCGACTAGACGCTCAGACAAGATTCCTACATGATTTACTTACTGAAGTCAGAGAAATAAATCGTGTCTTGAAAAACATTGAAAGCTATGTGTTGAAGGAACCGAGGACGAAGGACTATGACTACGAATGAGTTTGACGTAAAAGGTAACCAAGTTTGGCTTGGAGACCGAAGAATCGGTTGGATAACAACTACGATGGAAGGCAAAAAAGTTTTTGTCAGCCCACGAAACAGAAGAAAACATTATTTCAGAAAATTTGGGGGATTTGGATTAAGCATTGAAGTGTTAAAGTTTCTCAAACGGAACTTGTTTGACGAGGTGCATCTTCGCATCGGCAAAAGAGTCACGTTAATCAGCCCCCTAGCTTACTGGGACATTTACGGCATAGATTATCACAAAAAACCAGAATTTGAGCCACAGAAAATCCTTCCAGAAAAGCATATGGAGAAGAAAATGTTAAGCTTAAGCGAAGTAATGGAGTTTCCCTAACTTTCCCTTTTTTGGGGGTGATAGAGTCGGGACAAAGGTATGGAGGGTTAGCGGAAACGGTGGCGCAAGCCGTGGAAGTGTTTGGAGAGTGTCGGGTTAGCTCCTGTAACCCCTACCGCCTTCCCGATAACAGTGGGGGTGTAAAGTTTGGCTGAAGAACCTAGGACACTGGAATATTACAAAAGCTTGTCACTTACTGAGTTGAAGGCTGAAATTGCTAGAGAAGAAACGTTGCTTGAAGGGTTTAAAGACCAGCTTAGTGAGGCGGAAGCTAGAAGACGAGAAACAGAGAGGCTTTTAAAACGTGAACGTTTACCTCCAGAGGAACGATTGAGAGTTAGAGAAGCAACCATTCGTGAGTTAGAAACACGAATTAGAGAAAGAGCTGTAAAAATCTGGGAACTAGAAGAAACAATCAGGTTTCATGAAGCAAGGCTTCCGCGAGTAAGTCCAACAGAACGATATGTTACACGTCGGGTGATTGCTAGTTTAAGGCGTACTGTAGCTGCTTATCATGGATGGCAAACTCGTGACCGAAGAAGCTTAACCACTTATAGAGGATGGCAAACGCGGGAAGCCGCAACGGTTGAAAGGTTTGAGAAGCTTCAAAAGGAACTGGACAGTTGGAACAGAGAAGTCAATATTCTCACCACTCAGATAGCAAGTGTTGAAGGGGAACTTGAAAAGAAACGTGAAGCTTACCCTAAATATTTGCTTGTGGAATACACGAAGTTCTTTGATGTTATAGTGCGTAACCCGATAAAAACGCCTGAAATAAGTTTTGAATTACGAGGCGAGTTTACACTTGCAGCAGGGTTAGACCCTGCGGATATGAGGGTGTTGAGGGTTATAGAAGATAAGTTGCGCGGGGCTTTTGAATCGTGGGGAAGCCCAACTAGAGAATCGAAAGAGTTTGCACCGTATAGGTTTCCAGCGATGCCAGGGCAACGTTACGAAGTGCGAGAGGAAGGAGGATACTGGCGGTACACCACTACAAAAGTTAAGAATATTTACATGGAACATTATGAGCAGCGTGAAGGCACGCCTTACCCGAAGTATGGAGCTGAGGAAGCAGAGGAAACTGACGTGTTCAAAACTGTTGTTGAAGTGACTATTGCTAAATACAAGAAAGGAAAGGTTGTGGGTACTCCTTGGGAAACACGAGTAAGTGTGAGAGAAGATGAGTTTCCAGAGGTAGAAAAGGAATGAACAAGGATTGGCGGAGAAGAAGGATAGGCGTTGATTTAGACAGATGTACTAGGCTTGAGTTGTTAAGAGTTTATTTCAACGCATGTTATTATTTTCCTGGTGCAGACATAGAGGTTAAAGAAACAAGTAAAGGCTATCACATTCGCATTCATAAACAGCACAGGCTTGAGGAAAACTTAGATGTGAGACGAGCCTTGCTAGATGACCCGGTTAGAATTAAATTTGATGAGATGAGAATGGTTAAGCCTGAACTTCACAGTTGGTTAGACACACTTTTCAGATTTAAGGTTAAGAATGGAAAGATAATCAGCAGGGAAGAACCATGCAACGTTCTAGCAGAAGCTTTCTATACTAAGCTGCCGTGTCGAAAACCCTCCTTTTTGGGGTGAAAGGCTTGGGGAAATGTAAGCTTTGGAAAACATGTGAAAATTACCGAGAAGATTCATATACATGTAATGATGACGGTCAGGCACGACATTTCTGTGGAATCAGAAAGGAAAGCACGAAATAATATCCTCTTTTTTGGGGTGTAAAGTGTGAAAGTTGAAGATGTCTTTGAAGTCAAGTATGTTTGTATGAAGTGTAAGTGGGTTCGCCCTAAAAGTTCGTCATGCAAGAAGTGTGGACGGTGCGGTAGCAACTTGAGGAAGATGTTAGTTAAGAAATAAGAAAGCTTATAAGTTCAGTATGACTCTATGGTTAAGTGGTGTTTAGGTGCCGAGACGGACCATAACCTTTGAGCCAAAGCTATTCAAGGCTATTCAAGAAAAACGTGGCAAGTTATTAATCGATGGTGTTGAGAAAAACTTCACGGAAATAGTTAACGACCTTTGCGAGAAGGGTTTAGACCATTTCGAAAAGTCTTAGAGAGGTGGGTGTGGAAGGGAGAGATTTTTAATAGTCTCCTACACGTCCTTCCGTGCTCACCCTAAAGAGGCAACTACACAACATAGTAGTTTTTTCTACATTTAAAGTTTATTCTATTTGCTCTTAATTCTTGAGTTTTACTTTTTTCAAAAGACTTTTTGCGGTATAGGGGTGTGTGCTGGCGGTGAAAGCTTTACCGACTCCCACTTGTCTTAACCAGCTTTGAATGTTCTAGAAGCGTAGAGACACACATTCCCCCTCTTAGAACCGTTCAACACTTATTTCTTCACACCATTTACAGAGCGCTTCAGGACCATCAAGCAAACACATAACACATGCTTCTCTAGGTCGTGTATGACCCGCTATAGCTGAAGGAACCAACCTGAATTTTCCTAATTGCCTGAGTTTCCAGTTAATTTGGTATTCTTGCGACCAAACAGTTTTAACCCAACTTATACCGTCAGGTTCATAACCGCCTACTGCAAGAAAAGCGTCCCGCCTATAAGCAACTGCGGAACCAGGAGTATAGTTGAAAAGATAGAACGCGAGAATCCTCAGCCTACCAACCGAATTCATCCTTTCACCATAGGGTTGCCAGATGCCCGAAACAAGTAAAACATTAGGGTCATTAAAAGGATGAGTTATTGTTTCCAGAAAGTTTGGAGCATAATAACAGTCTGCATCGACAAACACAACAACTTCTCCACTTGCCTTTAACACGCCGAGGTTTCTAGCGTTACACACACCCCGAGCCGCAGAAAATACAAGCGACGTGTATTCTCTCGCTATCTCCACCGTTCTATCTGTACTATCATTGTCAACAACTATAAGTTCAAACGGAACGGTCTGCTGCATAAGACTGTCTAAGGCAGTGCGAATCCAGTTTTCCTCATTATACGCTGCTAAAACAACAGATACAAACATTAGCCTAACCCTTTAATTTCCTACTGTTTGACATTCGTAATATTTTATTCACTATCTTAGGTTCATCGTTAGCGTTCAGCTCATGTTCCCACAATATCAGGATTTTATAGCCGAGTTCAAGAAAGAAGGCTTTACGCACGTCTTCACGCATAGTTCCCTTACAAATCTCAGGATTGTGCCAATAAGTACCAAATACCTCGATAATTTCTCTACCATCTCGACTTATGAAGTCAGGATTCAAACCGCCAATAATTAGCGCACCGTTGCCAACATACTTGAATGGAAGATTATAGTCTTCGATTATTTTCATTAGTTTCTTCTCTGGTTTCGTCGGTCTCTTCAGCAATGCTTTCAGCATTTTTTTACGGTTATTATCAGAGATTCCATGTATTTTAAGCCATTTTCGAAAGCATGCATCGCTACAAAACTTGCGGTTAGGATTTGATGGATATGTTTCAAAGGTTTGCCCACACATAGCACATTTCTTGATTATTTTAGGCTTCCAATTGGGATTATCTTCTTTCCGTCGGTGTTTACTGAGGAATTCCCATGCGCATTGTTGTGAGCAGTATTTTTGCCTAATGGATGGCTTCACTTCGAAAGTTTTACCGCAGTTAGGACAAGTTCTCGTCTCACGCTTGTAATTTGAGCTTCTTTCTCCAGTATGCCATATTGCAGAGCATTCTTTAGAGCAGAAAGTCATATTGTATTTAATTCTTGATTTCCGCCTAGCAAATGTTTTACCACATGCTGGACAAACCAATGTTTCTCTGGAATAATTAAGGTAACATTCTTTAGAACAGAAAATATGGTTCTTAACGTTTGAGGGCGCTCTAGAAAAGATTTTTCCGCAAAATTCACATGTTACATAATTAGCTTTAAAATTATGGGGTTTAAAATGTTGTTTTCTTTTCCAAGCATAGTGACATTTACGTGAACAGAAATAATGTTTACTTTTTCTGAGGTCCCTTGGCCATTTCATCACAGGTTTTTTGCAGTTCTCACAGTAAACCTTAAGTTTACTCATGCAGGTTCACTCTACAAGTAGGACATTCACTTACTAAGTCATATGCTTTGTTCTGGATGGCTTGAACTCTACTTTTCAGTTCGACTAAGTCTTTCTCCGTTCCATGACCAGTTGTAAGTCCTCTACCAGATAAACCGTATTCTTTTCTAATCCACCTAACCTCATCCAAGATTTCATTAATACCCTGCTTAACTTCAGGTGCAGCACCCTCAGTGTTTCTAGCATCCTCCACGATGCCTGCAATTTCAGCAATTGCAACTCTAACTTTCTCTGTTACACCAGGAGTCATCTTCCCAGCCGTTCTATATCTATCTGTTGCATGACGCATCTCTGTAGAAGCAAGCATTGTGTGGCCTTCTATACATTCTAGACAGTAGCTCTCATTACTCTGCCCAGCATAAGTTTTTCCACTTGTGGGTTTTCCAACCTCGCCTTCTTTTCCTGTTGACGGGTGAGATGGCTCATGTTTTTGAGTGGCAAGTATCAGTATGAAAACGCCGATTGGAAGCAGTAAGGCTAAGTGTTTTGTTTCCAATTTTATTTTCCTTCGTAGCCTGGAGGCGGTATTACTGAGCATAACAAGCAGTATTTTCCGTCTGACATGAAGTAAATGAGGTCGTCAACGATGAGGATTACGCCAGCGCCTATTAATATGCCTAACCACCAGTATTTTTTGGGGTCTTCAAGAAAGAAAAACAAAGAGCTAGCAATGGCTGCTTGACCCAAATAGCTACGGTGGATAGTAGGCATTAAAGTTCTATTCCTCTTTTCCTTAAGCTTTTACCCATCTCGGTTAACCAAGGCTCAAGTTCACCCATTACTTTCTCCCCAAAAGCCAGATGAGGAATATTCCTCCTCCGATAACTAGGAGAGGAACCCAGTCAATATTTGCTAGAGATTGATTTGGGTATCGTCCCCAAGGAGCATAACGGTATTGTCTCGCGGGTAATGTTGCTTCTTTTCCGTAAATAGCTTGGTGTGTTACAGCGCGTTCTTCCTCGGTTTTTCGCCATGCAGGCCAAGAAACGTTTCCGGTTGGAGCGAAGCGGTATTGTCTGGCAGGTAACGTTGCGCCTTTGCCGTAGATAGCTTCATGTGTTTGTCTACGTTCCTCCGTGGTTCTTCTAGGCGGATAAGCTCTTCTACTCATTTTTTCATTTCCTCCTACACATGTAAACTTATAAGGTTGGTTCATAGTAAAAAGTTTTAGGGTTCACTAATGCCAGAGTATGTAGGTAAAGGACAGAATTTCTATTTAGTTACATGTGAATTGATGCTGTCGCCGGATGCCAGTAAAGAAGAGAAAATAAAGTTTCACGAGAACTTTTGTAGTAAATGTGGATTTTATATTGATGCAGCAGCGCGAGCTGAGAAAGCCATAAAAGAAAAAAGACCGTTTAGAAAGTTAGTTTGTGTTCACCCGAGTAACACGGCGGTTTTGGACAAGTGGAAGCAATATTTGGAATAGCAAAACTTTTAAAGTAGTTATTTGCCCTTTAGAGTTTGAGGGAGTCATCCTGAAAAAGTTTTTAGGCAGTTTAACAATGCTTGCGGTGATGTTCTTGCTACTAGCAGTTCCTGTGTTTGCTCAAGGGAACGAAACAGATATTATTCCCTTGAATGGTGAAAACGGCTTCGAGGAAATCAAAATACTTGGAGAAACATTGGTATCTTTTGTGTTGGCTGCGGTGTTATGGGCTTTGACCGGCTTCTTCAAAATCCGAGACCCAGAGACAGAAGTGTTTGACCCCGTACAATTCTGTACCACATTGGTTGTCGGCGCTATTACGGGTATCATTGCATTTGTTATTTATGAAGTGAAAGGAGTCTCATTGGCACCTACAGAAATTTGGGAGTATTTAATTGCGGCTGGTTTCGTAGCTTTCGTAGAGTCTTGGATAAAAGTTGTTTGGAGAAGAATAAAGCCCTACTTTACGCCTCCAACCTAACCCTCTTTTTTTTCTATGTTAAAAACGCTATAATAACTGCTGATGCTGACGCGATGCCACTTGCTATTATCGTTGCTTTAGCCTGCCACGTCATTGGAGGATGTTGATGATTATTTATTGCGTTTACAACTTCGGTTTTCATACTGTCAATTTTCTGTTCTATCCGACGGGTGCGTTCATCACAAAAACTTCTAGGAACAAACTCTCTTGGGTTACTACGTTTCTTCCGTGGCAAGTTAATCACCATTTTCTTATTGTTTCAAGATATATTAAACAGTTTAGCTTGTAAGCAATATCCAAGCGGCGACGCCTAACACTATTAAAGGTGCAGTTTTAGTTACTGTAACGCCAACAGGCGGCGGGATATATGCTTCTTCGCTGCCCAATCCAATCATGCCGTCCCGGTCATGCTGCAACGCGCCTATCACTTGTGCCCAATCAAGCTCGGGACGGTTCCACAATTTAGCTATCCACCTATCACACTCGGCGATGCCAGCGTTCCAGACGTCTTTCAGTTTAGCCCCATCCAACATTTTTTGGATGATTGCAACTGTCACGTTTTTAAACGGTTCAGCTAATGGGTCTTGTTCAACTGAATATTCAGGGTTGATTAGAAACTGGAAATCGACTTGGTAGCCTACTGTCCATATTCCACCTTTCTTAATTATCGACGGCAACAATTCCTGGCCTACACTACAACTGACAAAGTGGCTTATAGACCCTGCCATTATTTCATCGTTTGTGCAGGCTCGAAAGACAATTTGTTGTTCAAACCCTGTAAATACTGAGGCGTTGCCATGGCCAAGCAGTATAACCGCATCTATTTTCTCGTTTTCTATTGTTTGCTTTAATGTTTGAAAGGTTGCTGCTTCATCAACTAAATCAATGATGTTGAAGCCTCTTTTAACTGCTTCTTCTATTCCTACTCCAAGCCATGATTTGCCGTATTTGAGAGCTACGTCCACGTCAGGCCGAAAGAACAGGGCAGTAGGCATTACTTCACCACATAGTTCAAACGTTTCGCTTCGTCAAACACGTATTCTTTTCCTACTTGGCTGTTTCTTTCTACTTGCGCAATCAAATCTAAAACGCTATATGATTTCATGTCTAGCACGATTCTAGGTCTACGCCGTTCTGCTACAGGCAGTTCTTTAGCCCATTGTCTTAACCTGTCAAGAACCAGTTTTTTAGCATTTACATAATTTATCTCACTCATACTTACCACTCAGCAAAAACTATAGAGAGAAGAAATTATAAGGTTTACTCTCTCAGAAGTAAAAGAAGCCCGAAAATCCCGAGAAGTATAAGGAATCCTGTAGCTGGTGGCGCTGCAACTCTTCGTATTTGTAGTGTTTCGGTTTTGTGAGAGGTTTGGTAGAATGGGTCGCCTAGTTTTAGTTTGGCTGAGGAAGGTTGATATTCTGTTTCGTAGCAGATGATGGCTTGTTTATATCTTCCTTGTTCATCGAGTATGTCGCATTTGGTTAGGCTCATTTATCTTTTAACCCTCGGAAACCTAACTTCAACAGTATGTGTGCCTTCTGTTAGGATGCCGAGTGAATATTGGTAGTAGTTGGCGTTGCCGTCGTAACTGTTCAAGGTTACTGTGCCGACTAATGTGCCGTCTAGAAAAACGCGTAGTTCTGTTCCTGTGAGGTCGGCTAGGTCGTCAGCAATTAATGTTCCGGCTACCATAACGTCTTCGTCTTCTCCGAACTCGGTTCCAGGTGTTGTGTAATCGTCTGCTGAACCATAAGCCGTAATTGTCAGGGTGGTTCTTACAGCTCTTAAAATAATGATGGTTTCAGTTATTTTGGTTGGTCTGTATATTACGGGCATTTACACCACAAAATAGAGTATGTGTTTACGAGTTTAAAAGTTTTTTAGAAAAAAAGGGAGGTTTAGTCTTTTTTGAATGCGTAGAGTGTTCCTAGTTGTCCGAGGTCTATGTCGCCTTCTGGGAATGCTGTGTAGCCTGTTGGTGGTTCTGGTGGAGTGTCAGCTAATATTCGTTTGACGGTTATGGTGACTGGAACTGTTACCGTGAATGTTGTTTCTATTTCGCCCACTTTACTTACCCCTTATAAATAAGATTATTGTTAATCCACCAAATAAGATTAACGGTATCCAAGGGATTGTAGGCGCAGGCGAAATTGTCGCGCGAATCTCTTGTATTATCCCGTCTTGTGCTGGCGCGTTTCGCCATGAAGTATCTATGTGCGTTGGGTGAGCATCCTTATCTAGACAGTAGCGTTCAAAGTCTTGCCCGCAACACCATGGTTGGCTTCCAAACCCTCTTACCTGAGCCACCCACGCGACCTTTTGCGCCATGGCATCAATAGTCCCACCGCTTCCAATCGGTCTGGTGAGCACCTCATGTGCATTCCTATATCCAACATTAGTCAAGATAGGTTTGCCCATGATTTGGTTGATTGCCCAGAAGTCTTGAATTATGTCTCGTCCAAAGACTCCCGAGACCATTCCGTGTCCAGTTCCAGCTTTGTACCAGTTAAGGTTGTTTCTGAATGCAGGCACGATAAGAGTATCGACATCGTTGTCAGTCCATGTTGCAGGTATTTGTGCCGAGGTCAGTATGGCTAGCCAATAGCTGATACTGATGAAGTCAAGATGCGAGAGATATGTTGCTCCCGTGAGCCCTTTGTAATACGCTGGGAGTTGATTGTCTAGTGCTAGTCCATTGTCGATGAGCAATTGCAAACCGTCGTATCCAAGCCCATAGTCATTATAGAATCCGTTGATGTCTATTGTTAGTAGAACGCTAGACTTGCCTGCACCTGTGAATATTTGCCGAACCTCGTCTATCATGGAAATCCATTTGGCGTTGTGATTCCAACAGAAGTCTCCGTAAGGGTAGCACATTTCGAACGTGAGCATGAATATATCACCGTTCTCGAAGTTAGAGTTGGAAGCTAGGAATTCCGCTGTTGGTCGAAGTGTGTTATCCATGTAATTCGTCAGGAAAGTTTCACCGTTGAATGTGGGATAGTCTGCTTCTGGCCCGGAGTGAAACACAGGAACACTGTCAGCTATTGTGCCCGTACCCGTCCAAGCAGTCGACAGGCAGAACTCCAGTTTAAACCCTGCATCATGTATCCTTTTCGCAGCACATGGACCGTAGTTTGGGTCTGTCGGATATCCGAAAACCCATTTTTTGTAGTTGTCGCACATTACTTGTTGGCTGTCTTCGTATGCACCGAGGACAGGCGTGTTCCATGTGCTTTGATTACTTATGTCAGGAATCTTCCAGAAAGTGCGCAGTTGCACATGAGTGATTTCTCCATTGGGCGAGGCTGTCTTCAAATCGTTCAAAGCCTGTTGCCAAGCGTTTGCGTAGCCTTGGTCATCCAAGTTTATGGATAGAAGGTCGACCATGAAATCTGCGATTCTGTACCTGTAGCCTGTCATCTTTCTTCTCCAACTAAAAGTAGAGGAGCAACTCTTATAGATTTTATGAAATAGTTATCAGGTAGAATAATATTTTTCCATTTTACTTTGTCTCTGTGGTTAACAGATACAGTAATAATCCTCCCATAAACAATATTGGGATTATGGGAGGCGGTGGAGGCGGAGGAGGAGCGACGGCGGTGTGGGATACCAGACCTGCATCGATAATGCCTTGCATGGACGCATAGCAGTTGCGGCAGGTGCCGGTGGTCGTGCCATACGTCATCGGGTCGTCAAAGTGCTCGAACAGGACGCCGTATAGGCTGTCTTGAATGGCTCTGTAGGCGTCGAACCACGCCTTGTACGCGATGGCTTGTTCCCCCTCGTCGTCTGGCAGTTTAAGTCCCCCTCCCCACGGTCTCAGGATGGCAGCCCATTGCCTCGCGTAGCCGAAGTTCATCATTACTTTCTTGTTGAAATTGGCAGAGATGTCGGCTACGCGTTGCAGCAGGTTGCCTTCGTCGGGCGCATTGGAGAACGCCGCCAGCAACTCCTCGTATGTCGCGTCCACGTTGTAGGTTAACCGTGACCACAGGCTGATGCTTAGGTAGTCGAGGCTGGACAGAAACGTGTTACGCGTCGCGTTCGCCCCCTCAAAAGCGATAAACGTCGCCCCTTGCCACGTGAGCATCACGTTAGGAGCTGCCTCGCGACACGCGTCTATGATGGCTTGCCACTGTGCGTTGAACGTGCCATCTTCCAATCGTGGGTCTATCCAGTAGGACTCCCAAGCAATGCAAAGTTCTTCCACACCGTTCAGTTGGCACCATTCCGCTGATTCCACGGCAAACTGTTTGAAACTGTCGAAGTAGGTGACGCCGTCGCCCACCGTGGGATAGTTGCCGTAGCAGACCAAGCCGAGCCTAACCCGATAGCCACGGACTTTAGCTTTCTGGGTGGCAGCGAGAAGTTTGGCGAAGGTGAGCTGCGGCCAGCCAGGCGATTGCACTACTTTGTTAGGATTCGCGGGGTCAGCCTCGTATAATCTACGGATGTCAATGGTGTTGACATGGGGGATTTGCGCCTTTAGGTCGTCGAGGCAGTCGTCCATGCCCGTTGAGTCGTACTCGAACCAGTAGGGAAAGATGCAGGCGCACCTGCACGGCCAGACGTTGCCCTGATAAACGTCTGAAGGTACGCAGCAAATCTTAGGTGCTAGCGCGAAGTCCTTGACGACAGAGTTTTCTCCTTCTAGAAAGACGAACAGTTCACGGTTCTTCTCGTAGTAGTCTGGGCGAAACGCTTCAATAATGTAGGTGGGCAACCCGACTTCCGAGACAGCCATGGCGAATGCGCCCTGCGCGTCGGTGCGAGCCGTCGTCACGGGAGTGTGAATCGTGGTATCGCTGCCCTGTCCTAGGGCGACGCAGACGTCCGCTAGTGGCGCCCCCGTGTTCATATCCGTCACGGTGCCTGTTATTGTCTTCTCTGTCACTAGAGCTGGGGTTTGCCACAAACTCACATAATACACTGTGGTGCTGACGTCGATGCCTATTGCCCAGCCTTCGCCCACTTCCACGGAATCAATGTACGGCGCAAGGTCAGATGTGGTGATGCCTAATTTTTCAAACCCCTTAACTGGCAGTGTCGGGGTGGGATATACCTCGCGGGCGAACACTTGCAGGTAGCCTAGTGTTTCTGTTTCCGCTTTGTACACTACTTCAAACTCGTAGAGGACGTTCGGCTCCAATGCCAGCCCTGCGACCATCCCTTTTGACTCGCCGCCCTGGTCCCAATACACGACGCCCAGTCGGTTGCTCGTGCCGCTTAGGTACAACACCACAAAAGGACTCCCGCCCCCGTACTGGCTGTGATGGCTAATGTAGAGGATGTTCCGAAGCTTAGTGAAGTCGGGGAAGGACGCCTGAAACTTGAGACGAACGCTGGCAAACTGCGCTTCAAGGTCTTGATAGAGAAGTGAAGCTCGCCCGTCCGTTGCCGTAAGCTCAACACCATTTCTGCCCAACCCCACGGGGTCCGCGAAAACGTATGAACCGTCACCATAAAACCTCATGGGTTCGAAAGAGCCGTTGCAGTCCGTTTCGAAGACGAGGATTTCCTCTGATTCTTTAAATACTGCGGTTATGGTCTGTGCCACGTATATTACTTTGGCTAACGGGTTGTCTGTCGCTAGCGGTGTTCCGTCCGAAAATTCGTAACGGTTAAAGGTGTAGAGCTTGTCGTTAACCAGGATGGTGGCTGGCGCCTGCAACGTGAAAAGAGTGTCCTCCCCCACTTCTCGCGTGAATGGCGTGACATTTGGTGGCGTGGCAGGCTGGATAAAGGGGATGCCAGTGAGTTCCGCATCTGCCGTCGTTTTACTCATGACGGTGACGGGCACGGTTGCTGACGCCGCTGTAGCTTCGAGGATGTCCAGCTTGTACGTGTGCGCTTCGTTCCTGTTGGTTATTTCAAGCCGCAGGTATGAGACGTCTGCTAGATTCGGGCTGCCCGTGATTGTGCCGCTCGCAATCGGCAGGATGACATGTGTCCATTCCCCCGACACTAGCTGCGACGTGAAGTCGAATGTAATGTAGTTTTCCCAGTCTGGACAGTTTACACGGAGTTTCGCTGCGAAGTCTGCCGTCAACGGGTCGTCGGTCTTGAACCAGAACTCAATGTTCGCTTGACCCGACAAGTCGATGGATGGAGACGGGGAGTACGACATATAGACATTGTACTTGACGGCGTCGGAGAGGCAACTGATGCTGCCAAGGTTGTTCGGGTAGTCAATCTTGTCAACCGTGTCGATGACGAAGGGATTCGCGGGGTCGCAGAAGCGTATGTACCAATTGTTGGGTTCTTCCGTCAGCGACGCCGTGTCGCAGTAGGAGATTATCATCCGCTCACACCATACATTATTTAGGCTTCCTCATATTAAACTACCGTGCTACGGGATAGAGCTTATCCGTAGCGCCTGCCACCACGCTTTAGTTCTTCCCGCCGCTGAACCTTGAAACAGCGGGGTAGCGACGAGCGGGGGAATACCGTAGGCTGCTGTGGGGTGGTCTTCGTAGTAGAAGGGTAGTCCGTTGTTGATGTTAGGCGGGTCTATTCGTGCAGTCATGTCAGCAGTGGAGCATAACATATAATTGTCCGTTGCATTATCAGATTCATGCACTCCAAAGTAAATACCTGGCACCAGCTGAACAGGTGTCGTGAACGGAAAGAACTGTTTCTGGCGTATGCCAGCACTGGCGATGCTAACCGACACAGCCAGCCGATTGACGGGCGCGTAGTTCAAGCTGTCGTAGACGGCGACGTATTGATTGCCCGCCCCGACGTTGCTGTGGCTCATGATAATGCCGTCCACGGTCATTATGAACGGTATCTGGTATGGGTTGTAGGTGATTTCGCGATTATTACTGTGCACACTTGAACCTGTAAAACTTCTCCCCGAGTCCGAATAGATTTCTCTCATAAAATGTGGAAACTCTTGTTGCCAAGCGACACCGTTATCACGGTATAAAATACTAAGGTCTGTCGCCCAGTAATAACGGTTAACGACGCCAGCAGCGGGGCGAGCAGCTAAAGTTCCACTGAAAATGTAGGTTCCGCCTGCACTGGATGCCCGAGTCTTAACCGACATTCTAGTTTACTCCAACATAACTGATGATTTCTGTTGCCGTGCCGATAACCCATATCTTATTAACGTTGTCAATATCCATGCTAACTGTAGCACCTGGCTGAAGCCTATAACCATTCAGTAAAGTTACAGTGTTGTCATGTCCCATGCACACAACCGCATTCGTGGTTGGATTCTCTAAAGTCACGCTTTTACACGTTTCATTCGGTAATTGTTGAGCTGCTCCAGTTAATGTTACTTGTCCCTCAAGCACCTCGGTTGGGATTCCGCCTTCAACTACGTTTACTGGAAGCGGGTTCTCCGATGAAACATCTTCTTCACCGCCGAAAACTTGTCTTAAATTGTCTTTGTGTTGAAGTTGGTTGATGGGGCCAGCTTCTTCAATTTGTTTCAGCCTGTACGTGGCAGTTAAATTCACAGCTTCTGGACTGCCTAAAGTCACTGTTCTAGAGGGGTTAACCGAACCGTTTTCCCATTGAGTGAAAATGTATTTGTCTACGCCGACCATCCATGAAGAGGGAAACACAAGAGTGTAGCTTCCGCTAAGCAAAGGTTGCCGGAAAGGTGTTGATTGTTTTTCACCGTTTAAAGTGAAGTCGACAGGAGAAGGTTCTGAAGTTATGGTTACATCATGCATTTCAGTAAAGGTGAGGGTAACTATAGATGTTTTTCCCTCTTCAATTGTAACTGTTTTCTTGTCTGTTTGACCTTTATAGTTGCCGACAACCGTGTAAATTCCAGGGGTTAAATCAAGCGTTTTTTCTGTATTGTATGGTCCTTGCCCATTTATCAGAAAGGAAGCGTCTACTTCCTCCGAATCAGCAACAGCATACACATATAATCTGCCTTTGCCAGCTGGAGGTTTTTCAGTAGGCTTGTAAGTACAGTAGATACACCTGATATATGAGTCCGTTGTTGTAGCTGCTAAAGTGTCCGGAAAATTTGGGTATGTTACCAGCTTAAAAAATCCTTGTCCTGACGCACCACCATTAATCGCTCCGACTTGTATACTATTATTGTTAGAGTCTTCCAGCGTCCAGTTAGCCAATACAACTAGCCAGTATTCTTCAGCATTTAATGTTGGTGGAGATGAAAAAACAAACGTTACCCATTGCCAATCAAATTTGTAATTAAAAGTTTTTTCTTCTGTGACAGCGACGAGGCGGTTATCAGATTTTCGGTAGATTGCAGCCCTAATTTTTATAAGTTCAGTGGGAACTTCAAAGTGGAATGCGTGAAGCCATGCCTTAATGTTCTGAGCTACCCCTGGCGTAGAACATGTAAAAAACGAACCGCCTATATAATTTGAAATGTTGAAGTTAAATAGTGTTCCTTCACATTTACTTCCGAAAGTAGCCATTTAGTTTTCACGCTCCACTTCAAAAACTTCTTTTTGTTCAGGTGAACGCGGCTCTAAAAGAACAGCCATAGCATACAAGTAACGCAGACAATTAATTGATACTGTCAGGTCAGTATTTATAACCCACATTTCAAAAATGTTCTGCCAAACCTGTCCCTGTGGAACAACCAACGCATAAGTGCCTGGTTGCCCAACAAACGGGGCAGGACGGTAACGGCTAATCCATCCCCAAACGTTAGGTGCAAGAACACCGTCAGCCCACAACGTTGAAATATCCAGTGTAATAGGCCATTCAGGGTAAGCGTCTATTCTTATTCCTCCGAAAGGTTTGTCAAACACGAATTTGCCGAACAGGAAAACACCTTCGGGGTATTGGTGTATTGCTATCTTTTTTTCTTCAGCTACAGGAATGCTAAATGGTTTTCTAATGTCTCTAAAAATGTATTTCCAACGAAGCCCGTTTCTAATCCAGTCAGCCACTAAAGGCGAAGGAATAGTGCTCATTCTAATCTCCTACACTTCTATATATCTTGGTAGTGTTTAAACTTAATTAGGTTTTTCTTTCTCCACGAGCGTATGCGACATCACCGTACCATTTCTCTTTTGCTGGAACGTCTTTTGTAACGACTGCACCCGCACCGACCAATGCTTCTTCTCCTATTGTTACGCCAGCAAGGATTACTGCCGCGCCCCCTATTATCGCACCCCTTTTAATAAGGACCCGCATAGGTGTCCATTCAGCCTTTAACAGGTTAGGGTACTTGTCGTTTTGTATACTCGCATGAGGACCAATAAAAACATAATCTTCCATAACCGTACCAGGAGCAATAAAAGCGTGGGCTTCAATCTTGCAGAAGCAGCCTATTTTAGCTCCTCCAATCTCTACGAAACTGGCTATTTTTGTGCCTTCACCTATTTCACTATCATAAATGTTAACCAGTTTAGAGTGATGAATAGATGCTAAAACAGTCGGATGTAACTTGCTACGTTCAATAGGTATTTTGGAACCACTCCAAAGTTTTTTTCAATCCCATTTTAAATCTTGTCTGTGGCGTCCAATCCAAGAGTTTCTGGGTTTTTGCCATACTAATTTCTTCCTTTATTATTTGTCCGGGACGGTCCGGAACAAACTTGAGCATATCGCTAGGACATCTAGTTTGTTCCAGAATCATGTTAGCAATTTGCAAAACAGAGAGTTCTTCTTCCGTAGCTAAGTTTAATGTTTCGTCAGCAATTCCCTTCTCTAAAACTTTGGTTATTCCCTCTATAAGGTCGTCAATGTAAATCATACATCTTGTCTGTAATCCAGACCCATGAATTGTTAACGGTTGGTTTTCAAGAGCTTGCCTAATGAAAATGTGAATTGCTAAAGCTTCGCGCAAGCCAGGTCCATAAGTAGTTCCGAACCGTAGAATGTCATAGGTTAACCCATTCTTCTCATGCAACCCTTTAATGATAGTTTCACCCACAACTTTTGTAACTCCATAAATGTCTGTAGGTACACAAATGCTTTCTTCAGTGCTCGGATGATTCGGCGTATTCCCAAAAACACATGCGGTGCTATTACCACTAAACGTCACATCACCCTCTCTTTCAACAAGGAAATTATTGTTTGGAACGGAGAGACACCATATTGAACCATTATAATCGACCATTTTAGCTGTATTAAATGTTTGACCAAGTAACCTTTCCTTTGAATGAACATAAACATAATAGGTTGAATAGTTGTTGGCTATTCTTCTTTTATTTATGTAAGAAACTTGTTCCTTTTCAATATGAAAATGAGTTGATTTACCTATTTTTATGCATAATTCCACCATATTCTCAGCAAGAAAAGGAGAAATGGTTGTTAAAACTCGGTGTCTATATCCATCGCTATCCATAAGTCCGTCAAAGAGAAATTCCAAATATTCTTTGCCGTAAGAAAGACACCATTTAGGAATTTTTTTCTGCAATGCCCCTTTCCCACATTCTTTAAATAAGTTATAAAATGATGACGAAACAAAATAAATTTCTGCACCTTTTTTATGCCAAGAGTATTTTATTCCACATCTATTTAGAATCCCTTCAACCTTTTTTGCCGCCTTATCCGATTTAGGAATACACAGATTAATTTGGTTAGAAGGACCGAAAATCTTTTTATTACCGTCGCTTGTTTGAATTTTTATAAAACGTCCCTTGTTATCTCTTGCTTTAACTAACCGTTCTTTACGAGTTAACCCAGTTTTATTAATGTAAAGGTTATATGGATGTAAATATCCATCGCCAATGTATATTCCAATTAGATATAAAATATCTCCAGTATCATATGATTTATTATCAATTTTTATTTTTTCTTCTTTATTTCCATTCCAAATTCCGCTAGGAATTTTATAAACTCTTCGTGTGAATGTTTTTTGGGCATCTTCCAAAATTATATGATTGGACGGTGTCCTAATGAGCATTTTATGGTTAGGAGTTACTAAAAGATTAAATGACCTTCCTTTGAAATGAATCATTTTTCCATTATATTTATAAACATAAATTTTTTCTATTGGTTGAACTTCTATTATACCCTTCTTATTCAAAGTAAACACTTTGTCTTCTATGTTTAATTCATCAACTTTCTTAATTCCATTTATAGTAACAATCCTTGTTTGTATATCATGGCAAGCAAAACTTAAAGGCATGTCCAGGTCAGAACAGCATTTAGCAACAACATAAGTTCCGTCAACGTTAACTTTCAAAGCTAACTCTGGATGAAGACGAGCAACATTTAAGTCTGCAATAGCTGCTAAATGATAAACATAATTCACTTGCTTAACAGCGTTATAAACTGCTTCCACATCAGTAATGTCTCCAATAATAGAATTGCACACTTTACTAGGTCGGAGGTCGTAACTGTAAACTTCGTAGCCGTTTTCAATAAGTTTTCTAGACAGTGCAGAACCAATAAAACCCGCTCCACCCGTAATGAGGACTTTCATTTTTCTACCACCATCTTCGTCCGCCTTTTAAGGGGCAAATACTACAATACTTATATTTTAATCTGCCACCGAACTCAGCGAGTGTTTTAACTATTTTTTGGTGTTTAGAGCTGTACCACAACTGCTTAAGGGAAGAATCATAAATGTTGCCTAGGTCCCAGTTAGCCATGATGTCCTCGCAGCATAGAAGCATCTCTCCTTTATAGTCAATTATCATTCGGCGTGTAAGGTAGCAGGGAGAAGGCCAGTTGCGCCTTAATTTTATTAGCCTTTCCAACTCTTGTTTTCTTGGACTGTAATGGGTGACTATGTGTTCTCCATATATCGCGTGTGTTGACTCCCATCCAAGTCTCCGTTTAAAAAGTCCTTCAAGATATTTGGTTCTCTCTATCGCTTTAGTTGTAGGCATATGGTCCATCGTTATGTAGTATCGGTCAATCACAAAACCTGTTATAAGCGTATCAATCAGTTTAGCAATTTTCTTGCTATCGGGGTTTTCAGGAGTTAACACGTCGCCGTTTGTGTCCAATCTGGTTTTAAGTCCCCTCTTCTTAGCGTACTGGACAAACTTGAAGAAACGCTGCCAATCCAATAAAGGTTCACTGTAAAGATAGAATGCAACCCAGTCCTTGTAACCCATCGCTACTGCTTGGTCTATTACGCTGTAAACTATTTTGGCGGCTAATTTTATGTTCTTCGGCGTACCGTCTTCGTTCCACCGGCTCCTAGTAGGGTCAGTTTGCCGTATGCATGTAGGACATCTCCTATTACATAAACTGCTAATCTCCACGATTAAATTCTTGAATAACGGAAACGCCACTTTAAACCCTCGTAACCCTTAACATTCTCTGTCTCTCTGCTGCTGGGTCATGTCTATACCCGAAACTCGCAAGACCCCCAATATCCGTGATGGTTAACCCGTATTTTCCAGTTAGAACCGTGTAAAAATTCATGGGACGTTCAACAACTGGAAAACCTTTCCAGTAACACCGAGTATTTCGTGGTGCAATATTGACATTCATGTATAACACTCCTGTTTTCTTTAAATGTGAACTCACAAAATTTAAAAACTTGTCTAAGATTTCGTCGCCCATGTGAATGACAACTGAAAACGCCCAAACATAATCGAAGGTTTCAAAGATTTGCACGGAGTCCATGTTTTCTATGTAAATCAACTTGGGGTGTTTGGCTTCCAATTCTTCCTGCTCTTGGACAATTTTGGTATTCTCCTTGTAAACGCTTTTTCTGATGTCGAGACCATAATAATTACCTTCATCTAAATATTTGATTAAGAGAGGGCCTACACGGTTCCCGTACTCTCCAAGGCCATAAAACTCTCCGCAGCCATAATCAAGAAGTTTATGCTCTGGCTTAGCCCCATATTTTTTTAAAAGGTAAAATTGAAATTTTCGCCAAAACAAGTAATCCGTTTTTTTATCAAATATCATATTGTAAAACCTTTATTATTTCTGTGTAGTTTTGGTAGCGACTGCACATTCTAGCTTCCCATCTTTTTAAATACTCCATTTCAACGTTTTTGTAGCCTAAACTGTTCAAGTGTTTTTCGATTTGAAGCCAAGATAATGAACAAATGTGACCTGCTCCAACACCGTCATATCCTATATNGCGTATAGGCATCTGAACATAGATGAAGGGTGTTTGCTTAATATGGTTTAAAATTTTNAACACTTCCTCATTAATCATGTGTTCTAACGTGTGGCTTGTTATGAAAAGGTCGTATTTTTGTATAGGTATTTGCCAGAACGGTTTTTTAAGCCGTACATTCCAGAATTTATAACCTTTAAGTTTAGGTTTAGTTCGTTGTATGGCTATAGAGCAAAAATCATAATTTACATAAATAAAATTGGGGTAACATGTTAACACGTCAAACGCAAGTTCCCCTTGATAACCGCCTAATTCAATAATCCGGAGAACATTTTTGTTTAGTTTCTGTTTAACCTCTTCAATAGCCTTTAACACTGCTGGTAAACAGTAGTGACTACCTTGATTGGGATACCGCAGCGCCCACGCATTGTATATGTCAACTTGCTGCCTGAAGGTGAGTTGTCTATAATGTTTTCTCCACAAGTCAAAACTAACTGGTTTTCCTCCAGCCTTGATACGTTCCAAAATTTCAGGGTTTATTCTACTCAAAAGTTCACCAACCTAAAAGCTTCTTTTCGCTTTAATAAATTTTATTTCTCGTTTCCAATTGTTTCGCGGGTTTCTACCCATTCTAAGGTGTGAGTACATACCTTCTTTTCCAAAATGAAGTAAAAAGATTCTTGTATCAATGCGAATCGGTATATGTTGTTTTTCACAGTCTAACGCAAACTGTAAGTCAAACACTATGCCTCTTCCATGTTTTTTCGTTTCAGCCGTAAAGCAGAACTCGTCTTTAACTTTCTTGTATGGTCTAAACGGGACTTTTTTGAGTGTGTCTCGGCGAATCAATGTAAGTGGAAAACCCATAAACCACACTCTGGCGAAGGGATACCCATACTTTGCTAAGAGTATGTCTCTCATCGCAACGAAACCGTAGTCGTTCATAGTTAACTTTCCAGTTTTAAGTTTGTGTGTGTTAGGTCGCCTCAAAGAGATGGAAGCTAAAGATGGACGCTCTCGTTTATAGGGAGGCAACCAAATATTACTCCACCCACTTATAACTGGAAAGTGATGTTTCTCTTCATCTCCTAAGAGCATTTTAACGTGGTCAGGTGAACCCAAATAATCATCGTGCCCCATAATGAGATAGTCGTAGTCATGTTCGAAAAAAAACTTTCTAGCTATGTTATGCGCTTCATGTGTTAGATAATTTCTGACAATAAGCTTGTCTACAAAGTTAACTCGGTTAGCCCACTGCCAAAACAAGGTGAAGTTACGACCTGACGGAATATAATAGAGCGCTTTACCCATTATTGTCTAGCAACCTTCTCAAAAAGGCGGTCCCACTCTTTAACTCTAACCTTCCATGAACGATACTTCACTATAAAACGGCGGTTTCGCTGTCCAACTTTCCTCAGCACATCTTTACGTTCATCAAACATTTTCAGTTTTTGGTTAACCGTTTTTATGATTCTACTGTCTGGGTTGGCTGGAACAAGGCAAGATGGCGGAACAACTTTACGTATGCTACACACGTTTGTAGCGATAACAGGCAGACCGCAGCTCATAGCCTCTAAAACAGTTAAGTTTACACCGTGAGCTTTTCCTTGCTTCATCAGCATAACGTACACGTCCAAATTGTTGTAAAACTTAACCATTGGAGCGCGACTGCGGTTTGGCATAAAATATTTCGCACCGTGCTGACTCATCATTTTCACAGGATAATCAAGTTTTTTCAGCAGGTAACAGCGGTTAATTGGAGCACCACTGTTTCCAGCCCATCCTACTCTCAGCTTAGGCGAGGTTTTTTTTGTGGTAGGCTTAAAGATAGCGGTGTCTACTCCTTCTCTTGCTATGACAACGTTTCGTATGCCGAGACTTTTTGCTCGCCTAGCCGCTCTTTCAGTGCATACTGCATACAAACTTGAGGTAGATGGTTTACCGAGGAAACTGCCGCAGCAATAGATAATCAAAGGTTTTCTACGAATTGCATCCTGGAGTTGAGCATGTTTACCAGGTAAATGGTTCCAGCACCAATTGGAAAAAAGGAAAATCACATCGTGAGCATTGATGATTTGAGGAGTCAGTCGTCCACCCGCTATAGGTCGAATCGTAATTTTATGCCGTGAATATTTTTGTATGCCCCTAGCATTCATATCATGTGCCCATCCGAAAACATCGGGTATCATTAGAACTTTCAGTCTCCCTAAGGCACGCTTAACACTAGGTCGTTTGTGTGTAGCTTGGTGAAAGCGGCATCGTTACCGTGAGGCGGTGTCTTCCAACCTTTCTCACTCTAGGAGGCATATGTATTTGGGGTGTAAATGTTTTCGGGTGACGGAAACGTAAAACTGTCGGTGAAAGAGGTACAGGTCGTTTCTTATGTGGAAACCTAACAACTTGCTGTTTCTTTTCTTGTTTCCACACCTTGAAGCGTCGTCTAAACACGCTCATTTCTGTTTGCCACGGTAAGTGAACCATTTAGGCTCTTTTTTTTGGTCTAGTAGGTGGAAAGGTAAAATCTCCAAGAATTTAAGAGGTTGCAGACCGTGCCACCAATCATAGGGTAAGCCATAGAACCAATCACGTTTTTCCTCGATGTTTTTTATGATAACGGTCTTCCAATGTTCTAACACCCACTTTGCACTTCGTATAAGTTGAGAGCCAGCTTCATAATCTAAGTGGGCGCAGACAACCCTAGGGGTGCAAACAACTTTCAGTTTTTGTTTATGCACTTCATCCCAGAACGCAAAGTCGCCAGACGCCTCATAAGGAGGCCACTTCACTTTCTTCAATGCTTCCCTAGACATTAACATGAAAGCTTCTCCAGCGTTTCCCGTACACACAAAAGGCTCCAGTTTCTTAATCCTAGAAGGAATTTTTTTCTCTATACCTTCATTGCCATTCCAAGTCATAAGTTGACTGAACGCGTCAGTACCACATTTATGAGGCCTCTCAGGCGTTAAACTTGTTACTACGGGAGCTTCATGTTTCACTGAAGTTTCAATCAGAGTCACTAGAGCATGCGGAGGCGGAATCATATCGCTATCCATTTTAACGATGTAATCATAGTGTTGAATAGCGTATGGTCTTATCTTGTTCATGTTAGTTCTTCTTGCTTGGTTTCCAGGAATTTTTTTGCCCTTTCCGTCGAGTGGTTGCTCAGTTAAAACCGTGAAGTCGATAGTAACCTTTTTATATTCTGGGGTTTGTCGTGTGTAACAAACTATTTTTCCTAATGCTTTAAAAAGTTTAGGCGCCACATCCGGTAAGCAGCGAGCAACACAAACAAGTAAGATTTTAGTCATTTATCTCCGCCAACACATTCGCTATTTTCTGTGCTGTGTTTCTCCAACTAAAATTCTTTCGGGTTTCAATAGCTAGGGCTTCAGCTTTCTTCTTTAATTCAACTATGTTGTCGATTGCACGGTTTAGCAGTTCATAAGCGTCATCTGGGTCTGGGTCTGGTCCGAAACCAGTGTGAACAGGGTTACGCTTTAAAACAATGACTCGTCCCTTACTTTTTATAATGAGAGCTTCCTTCGCATATTCTGTTATGCATGGACAACTGCTTGCTATAATAACTAAGCCTCGTGCCATAGCTTCCAACACGTTAAGCTCAAACGCGCCTCCCCTTGAAGGCGCAAACAAAATGTCGCAGGAGTCGTACAACGAAACTAAATCAGGTTCCGTCAGCCATCGGCGAAAACAAGTAGTGTTCGGTAATTTACATAATTCCCTGCGTCCCCCAACTTTAACAACAAACTTCACGTCTTTTCTTTCGGTGAGGATACGTTTCATCACTTCCATAACTACGTCACCGCCCTTCCTCCATTTAGAGTGCAACTGGAAGAACAGCACTTTTACACCGTCTTCTGGAACTTGAGGGAGACGTTTTTCAGGAGTATTATACGCTTCGCTGAGACCGTGAGGTATCACTTTCACAGGTATTTCCGTTCCACTATTCAAATATGTAGTTTTTGCAGCAAGACTTGGCACCATCAAAAGGTCAAGCTCGTTTACGATTGGAATAACCATGGTAGAGATAGCGTCGGAATCTGCAACTTCAAAACCCACAATTTTCTTATGAATGTTTTTTAGGTGTTCTCGTGTAGAAGGTTTTCTCCAGCCTTTAATACCCCAGTAAAGCGCAGGATGCACGATACATATGTCAGAAGCTACACCTTGCCCTCGCGTCATGTTTTTAAGAGTAACCCAATTAACATTCCATCCAGCATACGGCAGGTTTCTCATGTGGTGTCTACTTACAACACCGAAACTGCCTCTGATTGGACCGTAATATGTAATAAATGGGTTTTCAGGGTTATCAACAAAAGATTGCTTAATTAGCAGTACTTGTGCTTCGGAAGTTGGAGAGGAACGTGGAGTATATGGAAGAGGCGGGGGGATTGGTGGTATTTGCACGTTAAAGCGAGGTGTGGTTTCTTGTATCCTCGGGGGAATGTGAAGTTCGGGTACTGGTGGCGGTGAGTGCCTAAAGTAAAGAACGGTTGGTTCTCCAGTTCTCTCTATAACCTTGTGGTCATGCCTTATAATTTTCCGTGGCTCTACTTTCATCGTCTGAACGTTAAAATTGTGTTTCAACACGCTTTCTTCTGGAATATGTTTCTTAACGTCCTTTGAAATAGTAGTCACTATGATTTCCTTCTAAAAATTGTTCCCATTTCCCACTTAAGTATGCTTTCTCCAGCTTGAGCACCATCAATACCAGCAGATTTGCTGTTAACTGGTCTTATCTTTTCCTGTTTTGGCACTATTTTCTTTACGTTAAATCTATGTTTAAACACTGACATAACATGAAATATGGGGAAGTATCTTAAATAATTTCACTTTACTTCAAAAAAAAAGAGGGTGTAGTTTTTAAGGGTCTATCTGTGGTGAGTTAGAATCACCCCAGAAGCTTAAAGAGCCTATTGCGCCTTCGTATGCGACATCTTCAATCTTGAACGTTACTGTACCTTCTAGAACGTGGATAGGGTCTTTCAAATTAGCTAAGATGCGAGTAGGGTTATCAAGACAGTCTACTTGTCCAGCAGGTAAAAGATGGCTTGTACCGCCTGTTTGAGTTATTATAAGTTTGCCTGTTCCTTCCTTAAGCCAGAAGTTCAAGTATACTAATCGCAGTTGTTGCCCCGCCGGGACTATAACAGTTGTGATTGTGCCATCCTTGTTAACTTCGATGTCTCCGCTGAACCTTACGTTAGCATTTGAGATTCTAGCGTCTTGGAACTCGTGGAAAGCTTTATTGTATTCTTTCTGCACGACTTTTGTGTATCCTTCTATTTCTTCTCCAGCCATCATTATCACCTTTCACTTGCGGGAGAAGTCACTGGAAACAGTGTTAGCGGACGATACCTTGCCACTTTTTTATATAGGTTGTTGAGAACTTCTGTGTATCTATCATATGAAGGTTCAAGAACTACTCCATCTTCAGTATAGTCGACTTGTCCTACAAGCTCAACGTCGAGTTTATTGATGTAAAAGTTAAAGTGTGGCGTTACTGTTATGTCGAGACCGTTGTAAACTTCAATTCCTGCTAGGTCACAGAGTTTAGGAACGAGGAAGTGTTCAGTGAAAAATGTTGGTCGGTCAAACGGACTCATCTGCATTGTAAAGTGTGCTACTGTGCGTATTCTCTTACTCGGCCACGGAAGTTTTGGAGTGCCATGTCTCTTTCTATCTGTTGGCAATTGAATATACCATTTAACGTTTGGTTTGATGCCTGCAATCCACTGGAAAATTTGCCCGCGTGCTCTAGGTTTGCCACCGACGGTTTTTTCTGTCCATAATGTTGGTTTGATTGCTTGAGATACATAGGGTCCGCCAACTTGCCCTGGAGCTATATTACGGTCTGCCACGTCAACTTCCGGCCAGCCGAACTCCCATGCTATATGTGCAAAGTCGCGTCTACGCACGAAGAAGAAACGTTCTAGGTTTTCATCCCAGAAACTTATGAAGTCGCCTTCAAGAATCCACCTGTTTGTCCAACTACCCATTCATATCACCCTAATTGTTGTATAGGCTCAGAATGGCTAGTTGCCTTCGCCGTTGAACTCGATTTTGGTTTCTTCGTAACCAGAAAGCTGACCTATAGTTCCGTCTTCGCCGATAGCGTAAATGTGGATGGTAACGGTGTTTCCGAACTGTCCTGGGTTGTTGACAGTACAGTTTGCAATACGGTCTTTCTCAGCAGACATTATTTTCATGTGCCAGATGCTTTGGACTCCGAACATATAAGCTGGAATCTCTTCGCCGTCTTTGACTCCGTCTACGAAACCGTCGAACTTTACTTTGTCTTTTCCTTCTATTCGTATAGTATCTAAGAAGCTGTCAGGCCATCCGGGGTTAAATTCGTAAGTCAATGTTAAGCCTCCGCTACTCGTGTAGCACTAGGTCTTTTCTTCTATAGAATACGAAGCCTTTCGGGATTATTCTTTGGTATCCTGGGCCTTCAAAGTAGCCTCTTAACTCGAAGCCTGTTTCCTCGTCTATTTCAAAGCCTTCCTCGAAAATTAGGACTGGTTTGGTGTAGTTTCTGATTTCTTCAATGTCAACCATTGGGATTTTTCTGTCGCCTATCTGCATCTTCAGTTTGGTAACGCAGATACTTTTGGAACCGAAAGCGAAGCCTGCGAGTGCTCCTCTGAAATCTTTGGGCATAGTGCCGATGGCTGTTGGGTTGCCTCCTTGAAGAATTGTTTTCCATCCTGGAACTGCTGAAGGAGAGGGACTTGTCGAAGTGAATAATTGTCTGTAGCTGTTTCGTCCCCAAGTTGCAGGGTCATGGCGACTGTCTAGGATGTCAGCGTTCTCGTCAGCGAATAAGTATGGAAGCCAAGTGGTTCTGCCGAACTGTTTCTTGCCTGGTTGGAAACCTCCATAGGTGAAACCGCCCCAAAGGCGCAGTGTGTTGGATAAAGTAAGTTCTTCTAGGTTTTGAAGAGTCTTCTGGAACTCAGGTGCTTGCTGTCTAATTTCATGTTCTTCCATTATTACATAAGACATTTTCTTTTTCTCCTACACGTTTTACAAAAAACTTAAAAGCAGTTTAGCCTAATAAATACCGTCCGTAGATAATGTCGGAAGAGTGGTAAATGTCAGAAGTGTCTAAAGGTTGGAAATTAATAGATGTAGTGAAAGTTCACGGTAAAGGAAGAATAGTTATTCCGCAAGATGTACGAAAAGAAATGGATGTTAAAGACGGTGATAAAGTGGCTGTTTACAGAGATTTTACGGGGCGATTTTTCTTTTCCAAGATTGAAAGTTCGACAAAAGGTCCGAGGTATCCTGGAGGACGATAATGCCATACACACCTGCGAAAAAAGACAGTGTTCAGGAAATACCTAGTACCTGCCCCCTTCTCAGAACTTGCCAGCAACGCATAAAAGATTTGCAAGAGTATCAAAGGTTAAAGCAAAAATGGACTAAATATGCGAAGGAACAAGAAACTGAAGAAGTTAAGGTTGATGTAAAAGCAAAGAAAGGGAGAAAAACAAAGAAAGTTAAAATTGATTGGGCACAGGAAGTTGCTGGTTCACAAGTTTTCTATTTAGAATATGGCAAAAACGCGCAGGAACGACTCGCTAATATGTGCCCACATGTTAAAAAGGAAGAGTTAGGGTTAATAACGAAGGAACCGCCGTATTTGGAATGTCAACTGTTCAGTGAGTGGTACTATTCGCAGAAACGATAAAAATAGAGGGTTTTCTAATTAAAAGTGGTTTTTAGGGCGGAGTATCGTTTAGTTGGAAAGAAGTTGTTTAGGTTAGTGTGTAACGGCCTGCTTGTGTTGCGGTTGTAGGCGTATATTTGGATGTTCCGAGTCTTGTTACGCCTCTCGCTGTCGCAGCGGCTACGACTGGGCGTGCCACTGTTGGTCGTACTACCCTGATTCTTGTTGCCGCAGCTCCGGGCAGTATTCCGAGTTGGTCCATTAATCCGAGTGCGAATACGGTGCCTGCTACGCCCCAGCCGAAGTACAGACCTAATCCTTTTGGCAGGTATATTGTTGAGCCTATGCCGATTATTAGGGCTACTATGAAGTCTATGATGGTTGTGGTTTTTATTGGTCCTACCATTTGTCCAGCGAATTGAGTGGTTAAGAATTGGAAGTGTAAATAACCTGCTGCTACTCCGCCGATTCCCGCTACGAAAACTTCTTTTCCAATTTCCATATAGTTAACGTATGCCATTTCGTATCTCCTACACGTTATTATTCAATAAGGGGTTAATGCTTAAAAAGTTTATTGTTTCAAACAGTGATAGTCCATTCGCGGTTCGGCCATGTTCCCGTTACCCTCTGCACTGTGCCAGCTAACTCGCTAATTTTGGATACTACTACGCTTAAAAGCCAGCCCAACCCTGCTTCTTTTGACACGCCGGGAATTTTTTCCATAAACATCAATCCGCCAATTAGCAAGGTTATCAAGTCGCCTGTTCCAATCCCCCAAATCCATGTTCCCGCAGAGTCTTTAAGAGTTACAGTGTATAACAAGCCTATTTTGCTTAACGGTACATCTATGAAAATAGATGCTACTGTCCCGCTTAATCCACCAATGATTATATGTTCAAATTGTTTCTCCATTTTTTTCACCTATATTTTGTAGGAATTTTGAATTAAGGATGGCCCCCAAATTAGGATTACAACACCGAAGATTAGTGTTCCCCAAATATACCACGGTACAGCTTGTATTATTGAGTAGAGCGAGATGACGATTGCTACAAGTCCTATAAGCGTTAGAATTGTTGGTAGCCAAACGATTATGGTTGCAGCAGTTAAACTGATGGGGCGAGGCGTTAAGCCTAACTCTCCTCTAGAAACCATTGTGAATTGAAAGTTGATTGTTTGAGTGCCGACTTGTATCCAGTTGATTTGGAGTTCAGGGTATTCATTTTTGAATCTGTTTAAAACAAAAGCGGCTACATCTTCAGGGTCACGTATGGTTGTGGTTTGAACGTGGACTTCATAGGTTTTACCTACTTGTAAAATGCCTGTTTTAGGCTGTGCCTGCCCAGCTACACGTAAACCATACTGAACCATCTTTCGTCTCCTACACGTTATTGTTAATTGTTGTTTATGTATTAAAGAATTTCTGTTATTATCTCCAAGGACGCGCCTCTATCACTTTCCCAACAATGTAGAGACCGCCTAAACCAGCTACAGCTACAATAGCTACCCAAAGCAGGAAGTCGCGTGTTCTTGCCCCTTTCGGTACGCCCAAGCATATTTCAACATGTTCGTTATAAGCGTCAATTATTGATTGAGGCACATCTTCAGGCGTAGCATACTCTGATTTAAGTCCAAAGCCCGCGCCGCATTTAGGACATACATACCAATATAGTGTCGACTGGTAAGTGTAGTATTCTGACCAATTATCAAAAGTAGTCGGGTCTGCTGTTGTTCCACCAGTGTAGCTGGGAGGCTGAAGCACATATTCGGAAAGAGTCATAAAACTTTGGCTTAACATGTAAACGACTACCACAGCAATTATGGCAGCCGCTATTATTGTTATAGCATAAATTAAAGCTATTACAATCGCGGGAGCTATCAGTCGTTCTCCAAATCTAGCTTCTAACGTTGGTTGTTCTGATGCAATCCATAAGCGAGGTTTATAAATGTCTTGGGTGACTCCTTGAATGGCTAGGATACCGTCACAGAAACCGTCTACCTGTTGAGTGTAAAGGTCATTGGTTATTCTAGTTTCTAAAGTGTTTAAGTCTGGAGCAGTTGCAGCGGGAGTTGTTGTGTGAACACTGTAGCTTTCATAATAAATAGCCATTTTACCCGTTAAGGGACTTCGCATTTGCAGAGTACGTCCAGTGAATCTTACACGAGAAGAACGCAAAAGTTTTCCTAGTTGTTTCTGCATCTCCTACACACCGTTTATTATCTCTTTTTTAAGTATATAACGATTAAGGCAACAGATGTTAAGGCTACACCTGTAGCCAAGATAATTTGCCAAGGAAAGCCGCCGCCTTTACTGACCCAGTGAACTTCCACTTCCGTATCAGTTTGTAAATCAAAAGTTATGTTTAAGTCTGTAGTGGTTGAGCCGTCAGGCTTTACCCAATAAGCAAAGGTTCGGTCTCCAGGAGCTTCAGCGATTAAAGCGTATGTTCCTTTAGTCAGTTTAGCACTAAAGGGAACGTCAAGGTATTGTTCTATTCCTGCATACACTATTTTTACTGCTTTTTCACCTGGAAAATTGTTCAGGTTTTCGTCAAACGATTTAATTGTAAGCAGTGCAGGTTCAGCTACGCCGTATATTGCTGTAATAGTTTTTGTTCCTGGCTCTATAGTTTCCGTTCTTGTAGGGCTTGTATTTCCATCAAGCCAATTTTGGAAGTCTGTAGCGTCAATAGAAACTGTAACTGTTGTGCCTACGGGAAGGCTTGGTGTTTGAGAAGGAGTTGTGAAAGGGTATATCTGTTCAAGGTAAGTCATGCTACCGGTTTTTCCAGCAGGGTTACTTGCAACAACTAAGACGCCTTCAGCTACTTCATAGCTGAAATGTAGAGTTTCAACCCAGAAACTTCCAGCTTGTCCAGAATTTTCCCAACAGTCAATTCTGAACTGTTTTATTTTAGTCCAGTCGAATCCTGCTTCCTCATCCCAACCTTGGCCTGGACCCAAACGGTATTCTTTTGTTTCCCAAACGCTTGTTGGACTCGTAATTGTTTGTCTGGCCGCTGACCTGCCATCTACATCATAAAGCACGACGGTGACGTTACCATTATGTGCTTCATCTAAAGCATGGTAAAAAAACAGTTTCGCATTTGTTTGTGTACCATCAAACTCTTTCCCGTTTTTCAACGTGAAAATAGAGCCTTCATAATAGATATAGCCCACAGCATATGTCCTGATACTGCCTTCTCCCGCAACTTTAACATAAGGGTCAAATTCAACCTCACCCGCAACTGGACTCCAATCTCCCTCTTCCGGATGTAACGTTTCACTCCAAGCTTCAGGGTCCGAGGGATAAGTAACTAGCATTAGGTTTAGTTCTCCTACACATTAGTTATAGATTAGGCTAGAAAGATAAAAGCTTTTTTAGGTCTTCACTTTTAATCCTTGCGCTTCCAAAGTGACTTCAGCAGGAGCAGCTGTTTCTGAGTGGGCGATAATAGCAATTATTTTTCCCGTGTAGTTGTTTGTGTCAATTGTTATAGCAGTGTCTTTTCCTAGTTCAGTGTCAAGTATTTCCTCATTTAAAGTTACCATTATAGTCTTCATCTTTTTTTCACCTCCTTATCCTCGACTTAACAAGAAAAACATTCCGCCTACGATTATTAATGGAAGTATGAAAGAGGGTGGCGGTGGTGGAGGTGGAGTTTGCGGAGTCCAGAAATTCTGAGCAAAATAGTCTTGTGCAAACTGGTAGTAACAATGGTAGTCGTCATAAGTGCCTATACGATGTAAGATAATGTTAGCATTGTATTTTTTGGCATATTCGAGATACTTCATTACAAACGCCATGTTGCCAGGATACATGAGATAACCTCCAGAAATACACATGTTGCTGTAGTTATAGCTACACCCAAGTTCGGTGACGCAATAAGGCACGTTTAACTGTCTAGTTTGATACGCGCTTCCTCCGCTTCCTTCAAAATGGTTTCGTAACCAGCCAGTGACTCCTTTGCTTTCTGCAAAACTGTCTAAATCAGTAGGTAAAGGTGAGGTTGTAACTCCATCCCAATCCGCACCATAGTAGTGTCTTCCAATCATATAATTGTGTTGGGGGTCATCTAAGGCTTTAATAGTCATGTAACCTCCCCATTGGCTGTAGTTGAATAGTATAGGTAATTTTATGCCAGTGCTTCGAAGAGCATCGAGTAAGTCTTGGAACCAACTGTAACCTGTAGACGCGTTTGGTGGCGCCCACTCGTTTATAGCTTCAATAACTACATTTGTTCTGTTGTTAAAGCGACTAGCTTGTTGAACCCAAAAGTCTATCCATTCTTGTTTGTGGCCAGTGAGATAATCTGATGGAGGATAATTATGCATTAGGTCTAAATAGACAGTTATACCAAGTTCATCACCGCGGGAAACTATATAGTCGATTTCCTCTTGAGTGTAATGTAACCCGTTTCTCCAAGGTTGAGCAGCGTAAGGTCGTATTGCATTCCAGCCAGCATCATGCAACCTAACTAATTGCTCTTCTAGTTCTGTGATACCCCCGTAGAAGTATCCACCCCAACCGAAAACCATCATCATTACCTGTGCTATATATTAAAAGAACTTTAATTTATCATTTAGGGTCTATCAGAAAGGAAAGCTTTTTTAAATAAGACAATAGTAGAATTAATTAGTGAAGTAATATGGTCATATTTGAAGATGGTTTTGAAAGTGGTAATTTTGTCGCTTGGACTAACGTGCAAGGATATGGAGGAGGGGTTGCATCAGTCAGTATGGAGCAACCGCGCTCAGGTATTTATAGTGCAAAGTTTGAAGTTGCGCCAACGATTGAATGGGCTGGAGCTTTATGTTCACATAATGTAACTGGACATATTGAGCTTTACGCGAGAGCGTACTTCCTAATTGGTCAAGGCTTGCCTTTACCAGCTGGTTGGTTTGATATTTTAACATTTGAAGAGGCAGGAGAGCCTTACGAGTATATTGCTAGTGTTGGAATCTCAAAAAGAACGGGTGTTGATGCTTGGCGACTTAGAGCTAGAAATGGAACAGGATGGGTTAGTGTTGATGGTAGCCCAGTACCAAACACCCTCCAATATATCTGTGTTGAACTCCACGTAACAGTTGATGCAGTAAACGGAGCTGTTCAATTATTCGTTAACGGAGTTTTAGATGCTCAAATCTTAGGCATTGACACTACAGCGTTTGTTTTAGGACGTGCACGATTTGGAATACACAAACCGTCAGAAGCCTCTGAAACAGGTGCGGGAAATCTCAATCTAATCGTGTATGTTGACAATTGTGTTGTAGCAGAAGAATATATTGGTCCTGAGGAGCCTCCGCCACCGCCATGTGAGTCTTACTTAACTCAAGCAGAATGTGAAGCAGCACTATGTTACTGGTATGATGGTACATGTCATTCAGAGCCAGCGCCGCCGCCTCCTCCGCCACCAGATATACTTCCGCTGTTAGTGTTATGTGGAATAGTGTTGCTGTTAACTCAGATTTAGCTTCTTACGTTATTCGCAGCTTCGTATAACCTAGGAAGATTTCGGACGAAAAGTTCTAAACTGTAAACTATGGTGTCAACTATTACTTTTGCGTTGTTTCCTTCAGCTGAGATTTCAAATTGGTATTTAGGTATTTTCACTGTTAGTTTCGTGTGTTTCCCTCTTATGCCATTTATGAATGCGAGAGCCGTATTTACCGTTTAACATTCGGTTTTCAAGTAAGCCATGTTTCTTTGCTTGCACAAGATACCGCACCATTGTTCTAACTGTTAATCGTGCTTGCTTCGCTAAATAGTGGGTTGTCTGCCATTCACTTGTCATGTTAGCTATTACATGGAAGGCACGGTCACGAGAAGTCGGCGCAGTCATAGTTTACTTCTCCTTAACAATAATTATTCCTTCTTCAATCAAACGATTCAACGCAAACTCCAAATCTTTAAGCTGGATTATTTCAACCTCATCTCTAAAGTTGAAGAGAGAACCTCTAGAAGTAGGAAACCTATCCTTAATTATTCTCACTAAGTCTTTCGCGTCTTTAGAACTCAATTTTCCCCTTCTCCTTCAACTCAGCTAGTTTGGCTTTAGCTCTTCGTTTTTGTAGGGCTTTCTTGCAAGCTGTGCAGTTGTCTAGACTGTCATCATTTCCCTGCTCTAATTCACCGAGAAACATCCATTTCCCACAAAGAGACCGCCCATTAATAATATAATGTGCCTTTCTCCAGTTGGATGCAAAACCCCATCCTTCTTTTTCACTCATTCAATCTTTGCCTCTTTAAAGGTAAATTCATCAAAATTCATAACCCAGCGTTTTCTTTCACTAATAACTATTGGAGCACCTTTCATTCTTTTTGATATATTTTGTATTCGTTTCAATCTTCTCCACACAATTGTTCTACCGCTCGTTTCAGGCTTATTTAATTGTAAAACTTCAGCCATCTCTTTTGTTGTCGCACCATCAAACGTCTTAGCCAATAGATGTTTAAGTATTCCTTTGTCTAATTCAGTCAAATCTTGCCAGTTAAATGGGTCAGTGACCGGTGAAAGTTCAAGAATGTCAAGAACTTTTTTTAATTCACGTTCTAAACGTGTTACTCGTTTGTCTAGTTGTTTCGTGCTATATATCGTTACATCACCTTTGTAACCTTTAGAACGGTTTATGTTACTATTAAGTATTTATATGTTGCTAACATTTTTTTGTGGAAGAAAAACGAGAGAGAAAGGAGTTATTCAATGTTACAATAACATTTGTGATTGCAACCATGTCTGCTTAGCCGTTTCTAATATTGTTTAGGGGTACTAATTGGTTTAAAGTTTTGTTGTTTGATGGCGCGAGGGGAGAAAGGAGAGAAGAAAAAGAAAGAAAATCGTTTGTTTTCCACTCACTTTAGCGCGCCATCAGGTTAGTATTGTTTTTGGGTGTTTAAAGCTTTTTTGTTTTTTTGGTAAGTCAGCGTGTTATTAGTACGATGACGATGAATCCAGTTGTTGCTGCTATAAGTAGCAGTTCCAGCAATGGGATAGGTTTAGGCGTTCTTATTGTGAAGTTGCTTTCCTGGTCTATCGGCATTTTTAATGTCCTGCTTGAGCGCTTAGGTTCCAGTCGTGGTTAGGCATATAGCCTATCAGAGGATAGTCGGTTAATGATGAGCCTTCTGGGAGGGTCTGTGTTTTTGATGCTAATTCCTCGCTTGTGTCTCTATCAATTATCTTATAGAATATGTCGCCAGCACCTTGCCCATCGTTTCTGACAGCAATACTTACACGAATTACGTCGCCCTCCTCTGCAATCGGAATTTCCCCTGCCAAAATGTCATACGCCATGTTTTTTGTGGAGTTTTCAATGATTAGCTGTGTCATTGACGCTACGGCTCCCAAAAGGTCTACCATAAATATTTTTTCGTCGTCCACTACACCTACAGGTAAGCTGTATCTTTGGGTTAAACGTTGCACATACAACACCAAATAAGTAAGTATCTGTTTATTGTTTAAAGGTTTTTGTTTTTTTCGGAGGTGGTGGGGGTGGTTGGTTGTTTGTTTGTAGTTCTATGAAGATTTTTATTCCTTTGGCGAGGTCTATTAGTTCTTGGAAGTCTAGTTGTTTTGCTTTTTCTATTATGGCTTCTAATTCTTTGATTTTAGGTTGGATTGTTGGGTGTTTAAGGATTGCGTCTGCTGTAGTTATGGCTGTGTCTCGTGACAAGCGGGGTAGGAAGTATTTGAAGAATATCCATGTGCCAAGTAGGAAAGAGAGTAAGCCTGAGACGAAGTTTACAAGGCAGGTAAGTAGTTCCATGTTATACGCCCAACATTTTTTTAGCTAATTCTAACTGTAGTTTATGTTTTTTTTCTTTTTCTTCTCGCCGTCGCGTTTCGGCTCTCTCAACACGTCCCTCAGGCGTTAAACCTGTCATTTTTTCTCTGCTTTTCTTACCCATTTCTTTGTTTCCTTTTCATAATTCTTGGAAATAAATAACTTGCACAGCTCACTTAGACATTTCCGTTTATTAGTTCTTCTATGTAGTCTAGTAATGTGTTGAGTTGTTTTTTTATGTATTTTCGTCCTTTAGAGCTTGTTAGAAGTAGCCATGCTTGTTTGTATTCTTGTAGGTTTTGGTTGAGGTTGGGCCAGATTTGGATGGTTACGGGTCCGACTGTTACTGTGGCGTTGCATAGGGTTTCGTAGAGTAGCCAGTCGGCGGGTTCGTTGGTTTTGATGGCTTTAAGCAGTCGGTTCTTCGCTTGTTGTGGATTCGGTTTCTGAGTCAGTTTCTTCCGCCTCTTCTTGAGTTTCTACAGGTATTGGCGGGCCTATCGACGCTTCGGTTGTTTCTGGTTCTTTTAAGACGCATCTGGCTTTAACGTCGGCTAGTTCAATTTTCAACTCGGCTACTTCTTTCCTTAATTTTTCAATTTCTTCACTCATTGATGTACCTCCTTTTCTCCTTTTTCTATGTCGCCTAAGCGGTCTATTATTACATAGAAGCGGTATCTTCCTGATTGTTTAAGCTCTATGTAAGGTTGTCCTTTCTGTTCGACAACTCGTTGGTCTCCAATGTTCAGGCTAACTATCATGCCTTCGTAAGCATTAACGTCGCCTACTTCTACAATTCCATCGTTTACGAGAACTTCAGTTATGTCGGGTAAGACAATTTTTGTTTTAGGTGTTAAACGGAATCTAAGTTTTTTCGTTAGTTCTTTTTTGGCTTCTTCACCTTTCTTTTCAATATACTCTTCAAGTTTGCTCATTATTTTTCCTCCTTCTTCGTAGGTTTAGGTATTTTCTGTTTCTTGGGTTTGATTTTACCTTGTTTTACTAAGGAGCCTTTCATTCCTCTTATTTGTTGTCCGCTTAGTTTTGTTGCTTTTGTGATTAGGTTTACAGGTGTTCCTCCTAGGAGCATTTGCCGGGCTGTTTCTTTGCGTTGTTCAAGTGTTGGGGTTTCACCTATCAAATGTTTATCAGACGGCATTGTTCCTGGTTCAGCTGGAGTTTGTTTTGTTGGTTGAGGCACTACCTGTAGTGGTTGTGTGGGTTGTGTAGACGTTATTTCAGGTGGAAGGTGTTGTTCTGGAAGTGTGGCGAGTTCTTCAGGTGTTACTTCATGTATTTCTGCGCCTGGGGGTATTGTGGTTGGAGGTGGAGGTTTAGCTGCACCTTTGTGTTGTTCTACGTAGCCCCATATCATTTTAGCTATTTTGCCTACGGGCACTTGAACGTTTTCTATATATTTACCAAGTTTTTCAGGGGTTAATGGTTCTCCTTTGTCTTTTATGCCGAGTCGTTTGTGCATGAAGGCTCTGATTGCTGGGTCTTTTTCGGATAGTTGGCTCATTCGTGTGATTTGGTCAAATTCTGTAGGAGCGTTTCGGATTTCGGTTATTTGTCGCGTAAGGTCTTGATGTTTCCAATTGGATTCTCTTTGCATCGAGTCCATTTGTGCTTGGTGTAGCTCTTTACGCATGTCTTTCATTTCTTCTCGCCAGAGGTCTTCAGCTTTTTTAGCTTCGTCTGGTGTTCCAAAAATTCTCATGGTCATGGCGTATTCTTTGAGTTCGTCTAGTCTCTCTCGGATGCCTGATTTTGGTTGTTTCGCTGGTGTTTGCAACCGTTTTACCTGTGCGTCTTTAAGTTCTTTGAGTATCGCTAGAATTGCTGGGTCGGTTTCCTTTTTTTCTAAACTGTCTAGTGCTTTGAGTTCTGCGACTGTTTCCATTATGTCTCTTTTTTCTTTTGGTTGAGGGTAAGGGTATTGTTGTGGAGGTTGCCCCCAGTAAGGAGGGTAGGGAGATTGTTGTTTGGGTTCGTCGCCGAGGCTGATGCCTAATGTTTTCAGGTAGACTTTGGTTTCTACAGCGTCAGCTATTACGCTTTTAAGTCTGTCTCCTATATTGGTTCCTCCGGGAGGACGGGTTTCAGGTAGAACGGCTTCTGTCAGTTTTCTCCTTTTGGCTGGTGCTCTAGCTGAAGCAATCTGTTTAAGCTCCTCGAAAACGTCTAGGGGCACTTTGTTGAGTAATTCATGTAGGATTTCTTTTTCCTCTTTGCCGCTTGATGCAGAAGCTAGTTTGAGTTTGTCGATGTCACCTTTATAAATTCTCATTGGTCCTGTACTCATTTTAATCGTCTAGTTTGTTGTTCGTGCATGTACATAAGCTTATCTGTTCGCATGTATGTGGATTTTTAGTTTTATCTGTTCAGTGTAAACGTTCTAGTGTGCGAACAATCATGTGCACGTCTATAACAAGCTTAAGGAGTAGGTGTTTGCTATATTTGGGAAATAAAAGGGGTGTTAGTTCCATCTTAAAGAATGTCGGAAAGGGAAAAGACATAAATCTCTTGATAGTCTCTTCTTAACAGGTAAGTGATAGGTTTGGAGAAGCAGAAAGTCTTGATTGTTTCACCTGTTTGTCCAAGTTGTGAAGTGGTGAAGAAGCATTTAGCTAAGCAGGGAACGCTTGACAAGTATATTATTGTGGATGCTTCAACTCCTGAAGGTTTAGATTTTGCTAGAAGGTTAGGCATACGAGGTGTTCCTCAATGCGCGATTATCGAGGGGGAGGGAGAAAAGAAGACTGTGAGGATTTGCAGTGATGAGGAGTGGAAAAGGATGATGAAGGGTGATGAGCGAGAAACCTAAAGAAGAAAAACCTGAAGAAGTTGCAGAGCCAGAGCTGAAAGAGTTTATAGTTTATGTTAAAGCAGTTCCTGCATTTCCCAACGCTTTTACACCTGATATTTTAGACAGGGTTATAGCTGCTAATGAAGAGGAAGCTAAAGATTACATGGTGGGTAGGTTAGCTGAGCATGATTATATAGTGGAGAAATGGTATGCTGTTGCAGAAACTACGATTTTAGGGGCGACGGCGCGGGCTTTGAGTGGTTAATGGAAGCAGTTAAACATGAAAATAACGAATTTAGACACGGATTTATTGTTGTACTTGATTACTGAAAGAGGAGCTACAACAACAGAATTGGCGAAGTTGATGTTTGCTCCTATAAACGATTATGAACTGAGGAAACACGACAGCAAAATTAGGTATAGATTGGAAAGGATGAGAAAGAAAGAACTTTTGCATAAGAACGGGGTCAAATACACGGTTAATGAAGAACGAGTTTTTCTGACGCAAGCATCCATGTTTCTAGAGGACATTGAAGTTGCGTTGCCAATGGGAAAAATGCTTGTAGTGTATCCTAAAGACGATGAAATTATGATGAGAACGTTGCGCACTGAGTCTATGTTGCCGCCTAGAAAAAGTGATTGAGTTTTATGAAAAGCCCTTTAATAAGGGTTCAGCCTACAAGAGTATTAACGTGTAGGAGTAGAAAACAATGGGCATAGAAGGCCTTAAAACAAAGAAAGGCGCTTGGGTAAAACCAGGGCGCACTGGCGGACCTTTATTGCCAGGAAGCTATAGAGGATATATTTATGTGAGAGCACCTCCAAAGCCGTACCCGACTACAGCTCAACAGAAAGCAATTGGTGCGAAAGGTAGATGTGTCCGAGAGAAGTGTACGGGCAAGAAAGGCAGCGATTTCATTTCGTGCAGGGTAAGCTGCACTGGTTAAGAACCGCCAAACCCTCTTTTTCTTTTTTCATCCACAAATTTTTATAGGTCTATAGCTAAGTATTGTTTGGAAGAGTAGAGTTGGCTTTAACTATGGCTCAGTTTGAGAGTTCTTTGAAGGCAGATAAGAAGCTAAGAGAAGCATGTTCAGTGTTTGGGTTAGACGATAAGGAATGCAAGAAGCTAGAGGGATATGTCGGGGAAATCTGTGGAGTTTTAGGTAAGGGCGCAAAAACAAAGAGGAAGAAACAGTTGAGTAAATGGCAATTGTGCATTAAGGAACGAAGGTCAGGGAAGCCTTTTGACCCAGTTGCTATTAAGCAACTTGCGAAAGAATATAAAGCGGGGACGTGTCCTAGTGGCGCATAAAGGCGCGTGGATTAAGGTTCGCCGTCAAATGAGCAAGTACCCGGAGACTCCTCAACAGAAGAAAGTGAAGATAGGCGGCTTATTGATTCGAGAGGTTTGCAAAGGCAAAAAAGGCATGGAGTTTATGGAGTGCAGAACTGAAGTTTTACAGTGCGCTTTTGACGATGAGAAGTGTAAGAAAGCTCTTTTAGAAGTGAAGAAGAAACTTCAGGCGGAAGCGGATTAGAATGGTTGATGTTCGTAAAGTTTGTGAGGGCGCAACAATTATTTTCACGTTTGGCGGTGGCTTGGCTGCTTATGAGGGTTATGACCGGGAAGGGTTGATTTTGACGTTTTTGGCGGCGGGGTCTGCTCTTATGAGTTTCTTCGCGGTTGGAGAATCGTTGTTGGGCTTGCCAAGCTTAAGGAAGGGGTGACATGGAAGATAAAGAGAGAAGGATAGACCCAGCGTTCATAGAAAAAATAAGGCGTAAGAGAGAGGAACAGTTAGCAAAACGGACGGATTATGAAAGAGCTATTGATGAATTAAAAGCGCATGCAGGGTATTGTGAAACAAAAGAAAGAATTTACGCGTTTTTGGAGTCGGCAAACGTAAAAAATAAAGAAGAGATACTTGAGAGGTTAGTACAGGAGAAGAAAGTATCTCTCGAACCGAAAGTTTGTATGTTTCCTTATATCCTACATCTTGTAGCAACAAAAGAAGAGGAAGAAAAGACAAAACATGAATGATAAAGCCTTGAAAAAGTTCGTTGAATATGAACGGTTAGACTCTAAACTTTACAGTCGAACCAGAAGGATTTGGCATAAGTTTTTGTTCCGAGAAGAACATATGTTTACTGAGGATTAGTTATGATTTCGGATAAGACGTTAAGACAAGTGGAAGAGGCAGGGTTGTTGTGGTGTCCTCACTGTTATAATGCGGGTAAGCTTATGACTTTCGCAACGTTCCATGATTTGCAACGTCATGTGAGGAAGGGATGTAGGACTTTCGCTAAAGGTGATTCTTGGCAAAGCTAGGGTACCTGTCCAAGCATGGTTACAAGTTTCGTATAAAATATATAGAGTGCTATTTCCAAAGGTGTGTCTGGCACAATAGCGATGGTGACTATGCTTCTGAGAGTAGTTATGAAGAGTCTTAACAAGTCGTCTGGTGAGGCTGTCTGAATAAATTCTGTTGTTGTTCCCTCTGGAAAGAAAGGGGCAATTTTAGAGTCAGCCAACATTTGCAAAAGTGATTCTCGTATCACGCTAATAATTGTCATAAAATATTGGTTTTGTCCAGTGTTGTAGCCGAGGAGGCCTCCGGCTAAACTGCCTAAAATCCAATTCATTTCAGTTTATCTCCTACTACGTTAGCAGATTAGTTGAGAAACCTTATAAGAGTTTGTATTGCCTCACTAATACCTAAAGTGGACGGAGTAACCCGTTTAGCCATCAAGATGAGGCAGCAGGGAGTCTGCTGACGCGGGAAGGCTCAAGTCGGGGGTTCAAATCCCCCGTCTGTCCGCCATACGCAAAACTAATATGACTAGAGAAAGCTAATAATATTGTCGTGTAGGAGAAATGTTGAAGGTTTCTAAAAACCTAAAGGAGCATGTGAAAGAGGAAAGCGTGTTTAAGCATCGTTCTCAGATTGTGAGACCTGAACAAGAACAAAAGAGTATTTTGGAGTGGGAGCACAGGGATGACCTGCCGAAATGTTGGGCGCGGCGTGTGACAGAAAACCTGATGGGAAGATACAGAAAGATAGAGTAGAAAAAAAGAGGGTTAAGAGTTAAGTAGTTGTTTGTATTCCTCAACAGCATTAGGATTGTATTTCATTGGATGCAAGAGAGTCTCCCAATCTCTCCTAAAGGCTTTATACTGCACTGAAAGCATTAAGAGAATAATTGGAGACATGACTCCAACAGAGACGATGTAGTTCAAAGGGAATAAGAAGGCAAGCATACAAAGCGTTATGATAGTAGCAACCGCAAAGCCCATTATAACTGACGGAAGGATTAATGCTACTGTAATGAATGTTGTGAAGGCAGGGAATTTGTCTCCTAAAATTCCCCATGATATATCTGGTATGCGTTCTAGTAGAGTAACCAATGTTGTTGGCAAGGTCTTGCGTGTAATACTGTAGCTATGCCTAAAAAAGCGACAAGCATAATGATTCGATGGTGTCTCAAGAGAAAATTCCTCATTGTTTTTAATCACCACCTTTCTCACTCTATGTTTTTAGGCTTCAACTTGTTTTTAAGCCTTTGGGATTTAAGACGCCTTAGGAAGGCACGGTTGAGCAGGAGATGGTTAGAGTTTTTCGTGGAAGGTTTGGGAAGAACTGGCGGACGGCAAAAGAAACTTGAAGAAAAAGCGGTGGAAAAATGGAAGGTTGAAGTTAACAGGTTAGAAGCCTAGTGTTTCTTTCGGATGTGTGAACGCTATGTGTAGTGTGTTAGTCTGGTGTAGTTCTGCATGTAGCAAAGATTTTTAAGCTAAAAGCGGTTATAAAGAGATACCACAAAGTAGACATTCCTCAAAAGAAGGAGACCTAACATCTACTTCTTAGTGCTGTTTGTCTATTTAAGCCTTACGGTAGAGGCTGTTCTACCTATGCCTTAGTTGGGATGTGTATGAAAAAAGCGGTTAGATGGAATGCGGATTTGCTGACGGTGTTGAGCCGGGTTACTGGGCTTGATTACACGACTATTATGCGGAATGTTTTGCATCTTTGCCGTTGTTTAGGTATTGAGTTTCCTAATAATATGGAGAGTGGGGATAGTGAGGAGGCCAGGTGAAGTGATGAGTAAGGACTTGGATTTTTTCTTGGTGTTGGGGTTGCATGGTTTAAGATATTACAGGGCAGGTTTGTTTTTGTGGTTTTATCATCACCGACACATCCTAAATTTACAGAGGTTGACTAAAAATGAGTGATGAAGAGTTTTGGTTTTGGATGAACAGTTTTGAGTTGTGGCATGTTTGGGGTTACAAAGTTGTGGATTGGGAAAAAGATTGTTATGATGTGTGTAGAGTGGGTATGAAGGAGTCTCAAACAAAATGATTGAACGCCTTCTTGAGTTTAAAGCTTTCATGCAGATTATCCCTAAAACACCACAAGAATTAGAAGAAAAGATGCGAATATTGAAGGTATTTTTATCTCAAAATAAGGATTTAGAACCTTTCTTGCTTAAACAAGCTGTTGAAGATTTGGCGAGATTGTGGAAAATATTTTCGGAGAGGAACCAAACAAAATGAGATATTTCAAACCTTTTGGGGGGTTCTTTCAAGTTAAAGCTCATGCTTCAAAAGATGGTAAGAAGACATTATGTGGTCGTGATATTGACAGCAGTTGGGAAGAACTTGAGGATTGGAAGATGTGGTTCTCATGTAAGAAGTGTTTCGCTAAATCACTCAAAGTAATGGAGAGGGGAAAACAACTTTCAAAAAAGGAGAAACAAACAAAATGAGTGATGTAGAAGCAAAGAAAGTTACGAAGAGGATGCAGAAACGTTTAGGGAAGGGATGGCGTGAAGTAATTGGAAAAATGAGTGAGAAACATCGTTGTTGGGTAACTGAAGGTTATGGTTGCCCTTACAAGATAGGAAATAGATATTGGGATATTTACAAGTGTCCCTACAGACGTGAGGATTCTCCATGTATGAAAAAGAAGGAGAACTAAATAATATGGTTCGTTGTGTCTTTTGCGCTAACTTCACTCGGAAAACAAGAGAATGTAGTGCATATCTAGACAGTAAAGGTAAACCAGTAGTCATAAAGCATATTCATGAGAATATGTCGTGCCCAAGATATAAGCGGAAGGAGAACCAAACAAAATGAGCAAGGAGAAGTATTATGATATGGAGGAGCAAAGAAGAATGGAAGAGAAGTATGCTCCGATTGTTATGGATTTACTTGAAAGGAAATTTGGTGAAGAACCGAAGGATGTGCGCGATGAACATAAGGATTTTGATTTTAGGTGTGTTGGATTTACTTTTGGTTTAAAAGCAGACAGTGTAATAGCGGAGACAAAGAACCTTTTTATTGAAACGTTGAGTGTAGCGCAGGATACTGAGTTAAGAAAGAAAGGTTGGCTGTATAGCCAAGAGTGTGACTATGTAATTTATTTGGATACTCACAACCTGAGATTGTTGTTGTTACCTTTAAAACCACTGCAACAATATGAGAGATTTATTAAAAGTTTCCCGCGTGGGTGGGCGCAGAATAAAGACCGTGTGTCTATACGCCACCTTGTTCCAATGCGAATTATTTTTCTTTGGTTATATGGCTCGTTTGGTATAGATTGGGTTGAGCTTGAGGAGAACTAAGGAATGAAACGTAAAACCTATGTTCATGCAAGCAGAGTCCATTATTATAAGGGTAAACCAATCATCATCACTGGTGGGTGTAAGTCACGAAGAAGAAAGATAATTGCTTTGTTAGGTGGTCGCTGTATTAAATGTGGAAGCACTGAGAATTTAGAGTTACACCACGCTGGTTTATGTGAAGATAAAACTAGGTCAAAGAATAGATGGGGAACGTG